GAAGATAATTATAAAATATTAGAAATTATACAAAATAACAATGAAAACAATGAAAATAATATAACAATTTTGAAAGAAGATAAAGATGGAAACAAATAAAGATAATTTAAATAATTCAAACAATTCAAATAATTTAGATGATAACAAAATTTTAGACAAAGAACACGATGGTGTTGCGGATGACTGGATGGGAAGACATAATGTTTTTACTCGCTTAATAACGATAGTAGTTATTATTGTATTTGCTTGGGTATTTTATGTACCATTAGCCATTGGGTATGCTGAAATCATTTCTTACGTTATGGTATTTGTGTTACTTATTGTTACTTTTGGTTTAAACTCACTTAAAGTTTTAGGTTCATTAATAGAAAAGTGGAAAAAATAAGGATTTATTGTGAATGATAATATAAAAACTATAATATCAGCAATAACTTTATTAGTAATGCTTGGTGGTATGATATTTACCGCAGGAGAGATGTGGGCTAGAATTAATGAGAACACTACAGCAATAGCTGAAAGAAAATTAACAGGTAAAACTGTTAATGAACATAGTCAAGATATTATAGAGTTACAAACTAAAATTGAATATTATGGTAAAACTCATAAATTCTTTTTAGACAATAGTAATAAACAAGATGAGACGATTGAAAATATTAGAACGAGGATTAGAGAATTAGAGAAGAAATAACTCTCTAATAATCTCTGTAAACAGCTAAACCATTTTCAACTAACTGCACATTTAATGAAGATTCATCATCATTAATATAAACGCTTCCAATTAATCTACCATATTTACCAGTTTTATCTTTATGTGTTTGAATATAAATGTCTTTTGCAGTTTCAAGCTTTTCAAAAATCCATTTACGTGATTGTAATCCTAAGATTCTCTCATCGCCTCTAATTTCAGGAGTATCAATACCATAAAGTCTTATAACTTTTTCTACTGACATCTTCATACCTAAATCCAAAACAACAGTAATTGTATCACCATCATAAACTTTAATTATTTCTTTAACTTTGTATGTATACAAGTCTAACTTCATTTTTTTCCTTTATAAATATATTTATAAGAGATTTTATATATGCCTAGCTCTTTTGCGGGTCCTAGGCATATATAATTTGACCCGCAAGTCCTCTTATAATCTAAATAAGGATTATAATGTACTACTTAAATTACAAAATAACAAACTTAATAAATGGCAAGATATATGAAGGTGCTCACAAAACATCAAACATAAATGATGATTATATGGGTTCTGGAAAATTAATAATCAAAGCTATAGAAAAATATGGCATTGAAAATTTTAAAAAAGAAGTAACATTTCAAGTTGCGACTGAAGACATAATGTATTGGATAGAGAGAATGATTGTCACAAAAGAAACTGTTGAAGATAAAAACTCATACAACCTTGTAATTGGTGGTAAAGGTGGATGGTCTCATATAACCACAGATATGAGAATTAATCAAAATAAGAGTAAAATAGGTTTTAAACATTCCAAAGAAAGTAAATGTAAAATGAGTAAATCTTCTAAAGGGAAAAGTAAGTCTATAGAGCATTGCAAAAATATTTCATTGTCGCAAAAGGGAAAGAAATTATCCGAAGAACATAAAACCAAAATTGGCAATTTCCATAGAGGTAAAATAATATCTAATATTGCTAAAGATAGGTTAAGTAAGTCTATTACAGGAATAAATAATTATCAAACTAGAACAATTTTAGTTTTTGACTCAAATAATAATTTATTATATGAATCAACAGCTAGTTTTAAAAAATTCTGTCTTGAAAACAATTTACCAAATGGAATGCTATCTTATTCCATTAGAAACAATGGAATAAGAATTTATAAAAATGATAAAACATCTAAATTTCATAATTGGTTTGCTATCAAATCAGCCTGAAAAAATTCCAAGTGCCTCTGAATACTTATTAAGCAATTCCTCGTCTAGTTTTTCTAATTCTGCTTCGGCTTCTTGCTGCATTTTATCATAATTTATAGAGGCTCCACCAACCAACGATTGGTCATATTTCCCTGTTATAGTACTCCAAAGTCTTCTTGTCAACGCTATGGCATACGCTTTTACAAAAGGGTGAGCATATACTTCATCATAATCTGGGTTTGGTTGATATTCTACAGCAGCTTCGACCATAAATGGCCCAGCGATTGTTTCAAATACTCTTAAAATCTTAGTGTTTGAATTGTATTCAAAATTAACACCTAATCCAAACATTGCTTGTAATGTATCTCTTTGAGCAATATTTGCATAAGCTTGAGACATATTGTCCATAGCCGTACCTCTACCTATACCGCCAGCTACTCCAGATATGTCGCTTGAACAACTACCTCCGGCTCCACCTTGTAAAGATGAAACTTCACCTTGCATAGTAATATGTGGAACATATCCTACACCAATCGTTCCCCAACCAGGTCCGAGATTAACACTTCCGCCATTTCCCCATACTCCAGAACCTAAAGAGTTTCCAAATGAAACACTTAAAATAGCTTGAACTCTTGGGTCCATTCTATAATCTTGTACTGATTCATTAGCGTCCATTACAAACGCTACTCTTGACTCACCGCCATACGCAAAATCACTAAATTTTCTAATAGTTTCATCAATGTTAAGTAGAATTTGGTCATCTGAAACGTCTACAGATATCATAGGCTCGCCAAGCATAGTTCTAATATATTGAACTAGTTTATCTTCAGAGTCCACTTTTCTTGAGCGTTGTCTAGGATTTATATTTGCAGGCTGATTTCTATCAGGCATACTTTTCCTTTGTTTTTTTCTTATTACAATATTTATATAAATAAATTAATTAGGAAAAGAAAAGGATAAAGATGAAGCATTATGTTTATAAATTAGCATCTAATAAAGAGTTTAATAAATGTAAAAATTGGTATGCAAAAGAAATGAAGAATATTAATATTGGAGAAAAAAATGACGTTTAATGAAATAAGTGAAGCTTTACGGAAGCCGTTTACAAAAGGTAACCCAGCTGATATAATTAAATCGCCATCTAATAGTACAGATGATGTACACGTTGTCCGAACTCTATCGGATGATGATTTTGAAGGAAGTATGGTTTTTGGTAACCTTGATAGCTATGAATGGGAATACGGTGGAGAAGAAGCTTCTCTATTAAGATACCAGAGTAAAGTTATTGAGATGTATAGAAGTCTTACTAAAGATTCTGATGTTAATTATGCTATTGATTTAATTATTAATGAGATGGCTTTCACTGTTGATAAAGAAGAGTTTAAGATTAATATTGATGAAGAAAACAACCAAATTAAAGAAAAAATTGGTGAAGTATTTGAAAAAGTATTAAATCTTCTTAATATGACTAAAAATATACACCCTATTTGTCGCCAAATATATACAGACGGTCAACTTAACGTTGCTTTGACTTATGATAAAGCTAACTTAAAAGCTGGTATAAAGAAAGCGCAAATATTAGAGCCATTCGGTTTATACTTTGATGAAGATAATAAAGTTTGGAAATTTGCTCCTGATGAACAAAGAATGGGTAGTTGTTTATACTCTGATAATCCAGCAGAAGACGAACTTTATGACGAAGAATACACAACAGATGAAATGGTTCACGTTGATTATGGCTTAACTTCTAAGATTGTTTTAAGCGAAGAAAATAGAGGTAGAATTAATTTAGGTTACTTAGAGAATGCTTTTAAAGCCGCTAATCAACTTAATACATTAGAGAATATGCTTGTACCTATGAGATATAGTCGTTCAGTTTCTCGTAGAATGTTTAATATTGATGTTGCAGATTTACCTCCTAAGAAAGCTAAAGAGTTAATGGATAAAATCCGTTCTGAGTTTAAGTATAAGAAAACATACGATACTGAAACAGGTACTATCAAAAATATGCAAGCTACTCAACCTCTAGTTGAAGATTACTGGATGTCAAATCGTTCAGGAGCTCGTGGAACAACTGTTGATACAATGGATGAATCTGGTGGTTTAATGGATATGGAAGATATTATTCATAGTAGTAAAAAATTATTTACTTCAATGAAGATTCCAACTAATCGTAACCCTTATGCTGATCAAGATGGCGGAGAATTTTCTTACGATACTGATAGTATATCTAATGAAGATATGGGATTCTATTTACACGTTGACCGTCTAAGAATTCCTGTAGTAAATTTATTGAAAGATATACTAAAGAAAGAAATTATTATTACTGGTGTTATGACAGAATCAGAATGGTACAAATATCAGGAGAAAATTTCTATCGAATTTACAAGTAAATCTATATTTTTAGAAAATATGTCAAGAGATTTATTTATCAAAGGTATTGATAACTTCCAACAGATTAAAGAAGAAGTAGGAGTTATGGTTTCATTAGAAACTGCTGTTCATATAACACTAGGTTGGACAAATGAGCAATTATTAGAAGAACTTGAAAAAATTAAAGCAGAAACTAATAATCCTTTATATAACCCGTTTTATAGCCAACAAAATGAAGATGGTTTTTAAGCTACCTTCGTTGCTTCGTTGGTTAGTTGGTTAGTTAGTTGGTTAGTTGTTTAGCTAAGCTAATTTAAAATATAAATAAAATAATAAAATTATACAAGGAAATATAATGTCAAACACAATCGATTTAGTAAACGCTGCGAAAGAACGTCAGTATATAAAATTTGAAGATTTAGCTCTTGAAATGCTTAAAGCAAAAGTTCAAGAAAACCCTATTATGAGAGATAAACTTGCTCAACTTAATGTAGCTCAAGGTCTAGCTGAAGCTGAAGACAAAGAGTACGAAGACGAAGATGAGAAAGATATGGATGATAAAGACGACAAAGAAGATAAAGATATGGACGACAAAGAAGATAAAGAAGATAAAGAAGATAAAGACGATAAAGACGATGAGTAGTTTTAAAAATTTATTCCAATCTGACTTAAATGAAAAAGCTAAGTTCAGTAAAGCTGGAGGCGGATATATTGAAAGTATTCTTAACACAGACGGAGATAAGGTAGAGGCGTTTATTAAAGCTATCGACTACTTTATTGAGATATCTGAAGATTACGCTGAAGAGGAAGGTCTATCTACTAAAGAGCAGAAAGAGCAAATTATTGATGGCGTAACATCTTATATTTATAAGAAACTTGGTGAAAAATAATGAATTTTAAAGAATTATTCGAATCACCTGTAGGTTCAGTTGGACGTACAGGAACTAAAGACGCAGAAGCGCATGTTACTGATGAGCTTAGAGCTGAATTTAAGAAAATTGTTAAAAAACTTGGTGGTGTTTCTGTTGCGAGACAATTGATATTAGAATTAAACCCACTTAAAATTAATTAAGACTAAAAATGATAACTTTATATTTAGCTGAACACAACATCACAAAGAAAAAATATTTTGGTAAAACTACAAGATACCACTCTATAGAAGAACTTCAAAAACGTTATCATGGTAGTGGAACTAACTGGAATAAACATTTAAAAGAATTTAGTGATGATGTTACAATGAAAATATTATATTCATCAGAAGATATAGAATTGATAAAATCTTTAGCTTTATGTTATTCTAGGTTCTGGAATATAGTTAAATCTAAAGATTACTCTAATATGAAACTTGAAAACGGTATTGATGGCTGGCAATCAGGCGGAACGCCTCATAATAAAGGTATTAAAGGCTTAATTAAACATAGTGATAAAGTCAATAAATCCAAAGGTAGAAGTGGTACACTTAATGGACATTCTAAAACTTGGCTTATATTTGATAAATATGATAATATAGTACATACAGTTTATGGCGATATATTTGGTTATTGTTTACTTAATAATTTGCCTAGCAAAGCACTATATAAATCTTATCAAAATAATGGGAAAGCAATATATAAATCTCAACCATGGCAAACACCTAAAGAATATAAAATATATTCTGGTTGGTATATGAAAACAAAACCAAAGCTAGTATAGGTTGGAGTATTAAACAATATAAAAGGTATAAAAAATGAATAAATTAAAATTAATGGTTGATATGTCAACAGAAGTAGAAGGTTCTATTGAATTAAATGAATCTTCTGGTGATAAAACATACGTAATATCTGGTAATTTTTCTACACCAGATAAAAAGAACCGTAATGGTCGTATATATTCTAAAGCAATTTGGGAAAGCAATGTTGAAAATTACCAAAGAGAAATTCAAGGTAATACAAACAACACATTAATGGAACTTGAACATCCTCCAAGAACTCAAGTTGACCCTTGGGAAGCTGTAGCTAAAATCCGTAAACTTGAAATGAAAGATGGATACGTTTATGGAGAAGCTGTTATATTAAATAATGGTGATAAGAAAACTAATCAAATTAAAGCTTTAATCGAAGCTGGTATAAAAATTGGTGTTTCTACTCGTGGTACTGGTAAGATGAAAGGTGAAATTGTAGAAGCGTATAATCTTATTACAGTTGATATCGTATCTAACCCAAGTAACTACGAAAGTAATTTAAATGGTTTCAATGAGTCTATGATTCTTGAAGGTGTCGATATAAAATCTGATGGCGCTGGTGGTTGGCTTTGTACACCTGAAGGTTGTACTTTGTCTGAAGTTAAAGAGATAAAAGAAACGGTAGCTGGAGATGTCGCAATGACTATGAGTAAAAAAGAAAGTTGCGATGAAGGTTGTGAATGTAATGAATGTTTAGCAAAACTTGAAGCATCAGACACAAATGATAAAGAATCTGAAGATGAAATTGATGAAACTAAAGATACAAATGATGAAATCTCATTAGATAGAAGTATTAGACATAGTTTATATCTAGCAAAAAAATTAAAAGTTGGAAATGTTGTTAAAGATTTAGAAAAAATAATATCAAATTATGATATGGCAGAATCTGAAAAAACTTGTGGATGCAAAGCTAAAGAACTAACAGAACTATTTGATACTCTTGCAAATGAAAAAGAGTTGGTTGCGGAAAAAGTAAAAGATGAAGAATTAAAAGCTAAGTTTGATTCATATATGAATGAGAAAAAAGCTATAAAAGTTGGCGATAAGATTACAACCGATCTTGATAAATCGGAGTTGCTGTATGGTAGAAAAGGTAAAGTAATTCGCATTCATCCAGATGGCGATGTTGTTCAAGTTGACTTTGGTAATGGCGATGATTACGGCATTACAATAAGACGTATAAAAAACGGTGTCATTGTAGAAGCCGAAGATAGAAATGAGGATAAATAATGTCAGTTTTTGGATTTGAAAAATCATTCTTAGACGCTGTAGCGGACGTAGAAAAAGTTGGATATAAAACTCATTATGCTGACAGATATACTGAAGAAGTTGTTTGTATAATTGATGAAAATGGCGTAGTTTTCGATACAGAAAACAACGTTATGGAAGACCAAAATCGTTATAATTATCTTGTAAATATGGGAGCTTTAATTGAAGTCAAATCTTTACAAGTTAATGAAGGTCTA